CTCCATTGCTTCTGAATATTCTTCCATAAAGTTTTTAGCAATTTCAAGTACTCGTTCGCGTTTTTCTGCTTCTTCAAGCATTTCTTCGTGTGTCATGTGTCACCTCAAAACATACTGAGTTAAATTTACCTTTGACTCCTCTGAGTTCTATTTTGGCATGTTGAGCGTGAACATGTACATGCTCAACATAGTATTTGTCACCAACTATTAGAATACCAGTGGGGTCGGTATTATTGCCCCACTGAACTTGTTCTTTACTACAACCAAGAAACTTTACTGTGTTTCCTGCTCTGATTCTATCCATTAACGCCCACCCCAAATTAGGCCAAGTATCTCTATATATTTGGTTTAGGCGTTCATTGCCGTAATCTATCACGTTGGTTGTTCTTTTGTTTGCGTATACACATAATCAAACAAATCTGTAAGAATTTCATCACAGATTTTGTATTCTTTACCGTCTAGAGCAACTCGATTCATCTGCCAATACCTAACAGCATTATATACTACTTTCTTTTGTTCAGGCGTCATTTTCATATGTGCGTGGGTGATATTTAAGGTATTCGTAAAACGTAAGTTTCATTTCTTTATGCGACATACCACAGTGCTTTGCTGCTGCTGGTAGTGTCATTGTACAATTAAACAATGCTTGGTTTGCCTCGCGCACATTTTCTGGAGTTGTCTTAACTACAGGTTCTTTAAGATGTGGATAAGTCATTAATCAGATGCCCTCCATTGTTTAATACCACTACGAACAGTTTGAAACTCTTCTACATGCTGCAGAATGCGATGTGCTGCCTCTTTTGCGGTGTCTTGATCATCTTCACACCAGCTGGAACATTCAGTCCAGACATAATAGATTTCATCAACAATAGAATCAATCAGTTTGTCGTAATGAGTCATTTGATTACCTCCAATTGACGCTTTAGTGCCTGTTTACGAGCTTTTGCCTGACGCATTGCTTGAGGTTTCAGAGTGCGTTTTGCTTGTTTATTGGAGTGATGTTGCCAGTTGGGGATAGTCATTGTCCTGTTGCTTTTGTTATTATGTAGAACTATTCAAAACTTGGGCAGGTGTAATAAGAGAGTTCATCGCCCTGCTCAGCAGTGCCCCACTCATGAAACTCTTGACACAGAGCAAAGATGTCTGCATCACGTCCACCCTCTTTATCAAGAATTTCGAAGCGATTTTCGATATATTCGAGAATGCTTTCTACAACAGTCTCAACGTCTTCCGATTCAATCATCGGAACAACGCCGTCGTCGCCGTAGTCTTGGATGCCGAGCATGGGGGGTCTTTTCGAGTACAGAGTCACTGTAGCACCCCTGACACCCCCTGTCAAGTCCCCTGGAAAACTACCTGCCGTTCTCCCAAAGGATGTGACCTTCTTCATTAAAAACAGAAACAAAGATGTAATATTTTGGGTCTATCTGCTCGATGTCAGGAAGATATGGAAATGTTGCTTCTGCAAATTCTAATGCAGTCTGAGCTTTATTGAACACAACAAAATTATCATCATCTTTGTTGAGAGATTCATGAATTTCGAAAGGAATCTTGCCTTTGTAGAAATCAAGTATCTCTTGTTTTTCTTCTTCGGTACGATATCGTATCTCGTAATAAACAACCGAAACGCTGTTAGAAATACAATAATTTATGACCATATCGTATAGTCTTAAAATAGTAATGTCCATCAATCCCTCCAGATTTTAAAATGTGCCAAAGTTTCTAAGTATATTGTATTTAACAGATATTAAATCATCTAATAAATTTTTATTCTCTGTAATATAATTTTGATGATTATTTATTAACATAACCACTTCTTGATATACAGCTCGCAATCTCGTATCTTGTATGCACGACTGTATCCACAGAACAATAACTTTTCTGGAACCAGATGTAACTTCATTGACGCGATGTTTCAGTCCAGTAGGATAAATTAAACACTGTCCAGCATTTAATTTATACGAAACATCAGTATTTCCAACACCAAGTACTAGTTCACCACCTTCATATTCTTCTGGAGAATTTAAAAATATAGTGCAACTGTAGTCTGCTCTAGACTTGCCCATCAAATAATGGTCATTATGAAGATTATATTTCATTCCTGGTTTATATTCAAGCAAATTCACACCATCATACATTTTCGGAATGGTGTAATCATGAAATTGTTGATTGTTTGTAATCTCACCGTATATTAATTTATGACACTCCTGTAAATAATATTCATCATCCATCTGCAAAACATGTTTTACATCAGATTGCAATCTTTTTTCAAATTTATTATTTGGATTGGTCATTTGCCCCTCTTTGAAAGGAGCTGAGTGGTAAATTTTCAGAATTTTATCAAGAGTTTGTGGACTCAGTAAATCAATAGTATAAATCATATTTTAAATTATGGATGAGATTGGTCAGGTTGCTCCACAAAAACAATTTCGTATTTCAATTCTGGGTCGATTCTTGATAGATACTTGTTTATCTTTCCTAAGAATTGTTCGTATGGTGTGTCGTATAGTAGTTTCAAATCTTCTCCAGCAAGATACGTTGGGTTTGATGCTTCTGAAGTAAGTTCTGGTGAAGCCAGATAATCCAATAGTCTAGCAAGTTTCAACTTGACTGTGTTTGCACCATAATTATTAAAATGCTCAGGAACTGATAGATATTCTTTTTCTTGATTTGGGTCAATATCCAAATATTCGTATGGTGCTTTGGGGAAATCAACTAAGAAGAAGTTATTTGTATGCCAATTTTCGTCTTCCGTAATATCTCTGAGATATTGACGATATTTCTGCCACAATCCTCTAACTTCTTCAGAAAAAGGAACATCTGCAAGTTGTGTCCAATCACATTTTTTGAGAAGTTGGTTTCTGTAGTTTTCTAGTGTAGTTCTTAAAACTTGACCTTCTTCTAGAACTCGTGCTTTTACTTCTTCCTTAGAATTTCTCAATTGCTCCATTCTAATCGATTCTAATTCTTCAACTAGAATTTCATACCATTCTTTTGCTTGCTCTAAGGTTGGCTCTACAAATTCATAAACCTTCTTAACAGTAATATTGTTTTTGAAATCAAAAATTTCACGCTTCTTTTCACAGAAGTAAGTACCATCATCATAATAAGTGAAAAACATCACTTGGTCTGAATCGGTCCACCAAATATCTGGAGTTTTATCTCGGATTCTTGCCAAATCCTCATCAGTTAATTTATAAACCTTGCCTCTATAAAATATAGAGTTTTCAAAAACTAAAAATTGCAAGATAGGTTCTGGAGTATTTGTCGTCATTTTTATAGTTCCTTATTTTGCAACTACTGCATTTATATACCAACCAGTAGCAATGTATTTATTTCCTTTAAGTGGAGGATTGCCTCTATGTGCATGTGTAAAGGGAGCTGGCCAAATAACACATGTTCCTCTTTTCGGTTTCACACGAACAGATTGATATAGAAATTCCGTTTCGCCTCCCTCTTCCACATCATTCAAATAAATCGTCCAAACTAAAGTTCGTTGTGCATGTTGATAACTGCTGTTTTCACAGTGCCAAACATGATATCCACCCGATGGGCAAGTTTTTTGAACTTTAACATCTGTGGAAATTAGTGGAATTTGGGATAATCCACCATATTGAGAACAGTAATCGAGAAAACACGCATGTAAATATTGATTTAATTCAATTGCTCTATCAATATCATGCATATTAAGCAATATTGATAAATCCTTTCTACCTAAATCTTTATTTCCAAATTGTGTTGTTCCATCTAAAATAGGAGACATGCTGTTTGATGACATGTCTAGTAAAGATTCCAGTGAATTTATTACTTTATCGCAAACAGATTTAGGAACATGGTCTTCCCAAATTCCAATAAATTGGTCAAATACGCCATTCATCAATTCGGGTGGCTTAATTGGTAATACAGAATTCATATCTTAAAATAATTTAGAATGCTTTGATAATGTATTTAGCTCTAAAATAGTTGCTCATGAGAGCAATTTCTTCAGCTGCTTCCAAACGTATATCCAAGTTGGTATCCCAATCAGTTCTAGTAACATCTCGCAGAGTGATGTTTGAATCATTAATAGTTACGGCCATATCAGTCATACTCAAAGTTTTATTGATGGTAGTTCCTCGGTTATTTGTGTCTCCATAGGTTGTGGTAAAAGCAATACTACCACCACCTTGAATTGGATTGACCATACCACTACTCCCTGCTCCATCATCATGACCATAGGCTGCCTTAGGAACAGAAGATTCAGATTCCCAATACAAATAATGAGAGTGTGTTCTTAATCCTCTGCCTTCTCTAGAGAATTGATTAACTGAACCAGATGTGTTGTTGAAAAAAGCAACGTTTTTATATCCACCACTAGAACCAGTACAAAATCTATCCCCATCACCCTCAGCAGCACTACCACCAGTTGCTTGAACATATCTAATAGCGTGCAAGTGTGGTGCAGGACCACTTAAAGCTCGTATGCCAACAGGACCAGCACTAAATGAAACGTTTCCGTTGATAGTGGCATTTCCATTTATTGTTGTTGATGCAAATCCAGATGTGATATAATTACCCAAACTAAATGTATCTGTAGCAGCACCTCCAATCACTGGTGTACCAGAAGGAGCTCCTGGAGTTATTTCACTGTCTGGTGGTAGTTGTCTGGTGGTAGTTAGAGAATAAATGCCCCCAGTAGAACCAGGAGTATTAACATCAGCCTGAGAAGTCCCAGGACCAACAGTTGGAGTCAAAGTTAGAGATAATCCAGTACTGACTGGTCCAGTTCCCATTAACTTCCTGGACCTATAATCAGGAAGATTAAAAGTACCAGAATCTCCACCAGTTCCGCCATAAGTAGTACCGATAACATCATACAACGCTCTATATTCAAAAACGTTCAATGTTCTGCCGTCACAAGGTAACCAACCTGGATAATCATTAGTTACATTCCAGTTATTAGTTTCCGTAGTTAAGTTAGTGTTGTTAGTCCAAGAATCTGGTTTTGCGATGGCAACAATCGTCCCGATAGTTACTCCAGTTCTCGATGTTGGTGTTGCGTATCTTACTGGCATTTTTTATATTTTAATTAAATATTCTACTAAAATAAAAGCATGTTGTATATCATCCATTTTTGATATATTGGAAGTATTTAAATTAATCGTTGTTATTATATTATCTGGTGACATACCAGTAGTAGCAACATTAACTTGTGTAGTTGACCTACTCACTGCACTTCTGGTGAGAGAATGAGTGTGTGTAACACCAGTTATGGTTCCAGCAACGCTAGTATAATCATCAACAACATCAACATCTGTTCTAGTAAGTTCTGGAGAAGCGTCTTGAGTAGAACAGTTGGAGTTCATGGTATTATCGTCTCTCTGCACAACGTTAGCAAAGTGTCCATGTGGTAGAAAACCATCAAAAGATGGTATTCCTTCTGGCGTTGTCGCACCTAAAGTACTTGCAAAATTTAAACTATCGCTAATAGGAACAGATACCGAAGGTATACTGAAATTTCCAGTGTAATATATTTGAATGGGATTGGATATATTTGTACTTACCGTTGCTGCTATTCCCACTCTTGTAGTTTGACTCTGATTAACTCT